AGCCAATAGAGATATTGAACAAACAGGTGGTCAGAACATTCCTCCTGATGCTGTTAATCAAGCCATGCAAATGTTTGGGTTAGGAGGTCAACAATGACACTAAGACGTAATGGACCCTTTGCTATTCAAGAGCATCCTTACTTACACTCTTTAACTGTTCATGGTGATTTCAATAGTGGCAAAGATTTATCTTTATCTATGAATCATCACATTCATTTAGCTAAAGGTAATCAAGATTATATTTTAGATTTCCGTGAAGAGGTTTTAATTAATCATACATACTTTAAGTATAATGTCCCAGAAGATTTTGAACTCGATTGGAATTTTAAAATTGGTCCTATTTCTAATCCAACAAACCTTCCATCTCTTACATCCAGTCATGAGGTTGCGTTCTGGTTAAAAACAGAAGGATTTGAACAAGAAACCGATGGCACAAACTATATTAACTTTGTTGACAGCCAAGGAAACTTTGACTTTACTCAAGCTACAGAAGCAAACAGGCCCGCTGTAGCAGCTAAAGGTTTAAATAATTATCAAGCTGCTTCGTTTGATGGCACTGATGATATTATCTATGCTACTAACCCAGCAACTAGTAAGTTAGATATTGCTGCTGGTAAAGACTTTTTAGTAGCTTTTGTTTTAAATCTAGCAGACACCGATAGCACAGATACCTTAATGCAGATTGGTGCAAATGTTACTAATGGATACATGCTACTTTCTACTCTTTCGTCTGCTGATACTGATGATGTTAGAATTATTACAAGAACTGGTGGTTCTAATTCAGTATTACGATTTAATGATGTAATTCAATCATTTGATTCAGATGCTATTTTAATTGTGGGTGAAGTTAATGGTAATTTCATTGCTAGATGGAATGGAACAGAAACTGTAAAAACTGGAGCAAGACAAGCTATTGAAGGTGGTACAACAAATATTACAATTGGTGCTGGATATACAAGTTCTGCTGACCAAGATCATTCCAATGTAGATATCTATGAGTCTTGCTTTATTATTGAAAAACCAGTTAGTTCGGCTGGTTTGTCCACTGCTATTTGTGAAGAACTTGAGGGGTACTTTGCTCATAAGTTTAAACTTACGGAATCTCTTCCTGATTCCCATGCTTATAAGAATAATCCTCCTCGTACATCTGTAGTAAATCCTAATCCATAAGGAGAAAACAATGGCTATGAAAAAGAAAGATGAAAAAAACAAGAAGAAGAAAGCTGCTGCTAAAGCAAAAGCAGCCCGAGCTCGTGCTTCTGCTCGAAAGGTGGAGGCTAAGACTACTCGTGCTGCAAGAAAAACCACAACTGCAAAATCTGTTACTCGCAAGAGATCTGCTATTAGTGGTGTTATTGGTGGCGGCGGCGGCGGTCGCAGGCCATGAAGTCTAAATTCAAGTGTGCCTGCGGGCATACTACAAGAATGACCGGAAAGCATGCGAAGGAGGCGTTAAGTGGCAAAACGAAAATGGATAAAAGACGCTATAAAGCGCCCCGGAGCCCTTACAAGAAAGGCTAAAGCAAGCGGTAAAAGTATTTCTAAATATTGTAAATCAAAAAATCTTTCAACTAGATCTAAGCGACAATGCAACCTCGCTAAGACATTGAAAGGTTTTACAAAAAAGAGGGGAAGGTGATCCATGGCTAAGCGTTCAAAGAAGGGAGCAATGAAAGGTTGTTCCTTAAAGAGCGGTTGCAAATCTCGTAAGGGAGGACTTACAGCTAAAGGTAGAGCATCTATTAATCGTAGAACAGGTTCAAATCTTAAGGCTCCACAACCCGGAGGAGGTCCACGCAAGCGTTCATTCTGTGCTAGAAACAAGGGTCAGATCAAAAAGTTTGGCATTAATTGTAGACAAACCCCTAAGAAGAGAGCCTGTCTTGCTCGTAAAAGATGGAAGTGTAGTAACTAATGGCTAAGAAAAAGAAAGCTGCTAAACGTGATGCTTGTTACAATAAAGTAAAAAGCCGGTATACTAAATGGCCTAGTGCCTACGCTTCTGGAGCTCTTGTTAAGTGTCGCAAAGTCGGTGCTAAAAACTGGGGCAATAAATCTAAAAGGAAAAAGTAATGGCTAAGAAAGAAGGTCTAAGAAAATGGTTCGGTCGCAACAAGGGTAAGGGTTGGATCGACTGTAAGACTGGTAAGCCATGCGGTAGAAAGTCTGCTAAGGGAAGCAGCAAGCGACCTTACCCCGCTTGTCGCCCAACCAAAGCACAATGCAATTCTAGAAAAAGACTTAAGAAGGGTCCAGCTAGAATTTCTTGGAAAAAGAAAGGAAAGAAATAATGCCATACGGAAAAGGAACATATGGAAATAAAGTGGGTCGCCCACCTAAGAAGGCAAGAGGAGCGATGGCTGCTAAGCCTCGCACGAAAGCTGATGATAAAAAGAAGCGTGGTGTACGCGGAATTATGGGTAGACGAGGCCGATGAGGTCTCATAATTCAAAAGAATACGCAATCAAAAACACTGGTTTAACACCAGACAGACAAAAGAAAGCGACTCGCAAGCCTAAGGCAAAGCGAACTATCGCAAAGGAGAACAAAAAGAATGGAACAACAAAATACACCTGAACAATCCACAGAGGGGACTCAGGTAGGTAATGACATTGTTATGCCTGCTGCACCAGCTGAAGATCCGGTTCTTACAAACGAACGCGCGGCGTTTGCAAGATATGTCCAAGAGCAGGGGGAGGCAATCCCAGAGAATTTTAAATCAGCTGATGATTGGTTTAATTCGTTAAAGCAGGCGCAAAGTGAATATACAAAGTCTCGGCAAGAGATTGCTGAGTTAAAGAAAACTTATAATGAAACAGCGGTTAGTAATCCAAATTATGACCCGCAGGCTCAAGAACAACCAGCGGCAGCAGAACCTGTTGTTGAGGACGTTAGTAACATGCCTGATGAGCTTCAGATCACGAAGCCCGCAGAGCCAGAATACGGCGCAGTTGGCGCAGAAGATTGGACTCGTTGGGGAAAAGAGATTGATTTGAAGGGCGACCTTTCGGAAGCCACCAAGAAGGAAGTTGCTAAAAGACTTAATGCAGATCCTGTTGTTGTAGAACAAATGGTTCGCGGTAGACAAGCAATGCAGAAGCAAGCATTCGACTCGTCTGCTCAGGTTGTTGGCGGTGCGGATAATCTAAAGAGGATGCTGAAGTGGGCTGGTGAAAACTTATCACCTGATGAAATTAATGCTATGAATCAAGGATTACAAGGAGCTGCGGCTCAAAGTATTCTTATGGGATTGCAAGCACGCTATCAGGCGAGTCAACCAGTGGCTCAGGAATCTCAACCTGAACCTTCTGTTTCAACCCCTAATGCCGTAACTGGCAAGCCAAGACAGCCCGGACCTGAAGTGCAAGCTTTTACGTCTGAAGCTGAAATGAAGGCAGCTATTGCAGACCCTCGGTATCGTACCGATCCTGCCTTCAGAAGTGCTGTGGAACAGAGAATTGTTATCTCTTCACAGTATGGCTATAAAGGTTATTGACCCTAACAATCCCATGAGAAGGGACTAGGATAATCACACCAAAGAATTTGTTTTTATTTATTTAATTACTAACTTAAGGAGATTATCTCATGGCAGATAACGCAACAACTTATCCGTTTACCAGTGCTGCGGCTACTGGTTGGCCCACCGGTGGCTCCGCTGCTGGTACTTCTTCAACCACCAAAGGTCAGTTCGGTACAGCCCAAGGCTCTACTCCCGAATACTGGCTTCCTATTTGGTCGGGTGAAGTTCTTAATGCATACGATCAATATAACATCTTTGAACCATTAGTCACCACTCGTGCTATTGCTTCCGGTACTACCATGCGATTCCCAATCACTGGTACTGTCGGTCACAAGGCTCAGTGGAAAGCTGGTGAAGAGTTGCAAGATAGTGTTTCTATCGACGCTCCTCAGTTCTTTGACATCTCGCTTGATGAGCGTCCTATGGCCTCATACTTCGAGCTTGATGATATTGCTCTGATGCTGACCCAGTGGGAGTATCGTTCCGAGCTTGCCCGTCAAGCTGGTCTGTCTCTCGCTAACGCACGCGACAAGCAAATTGCATGTCTGATCGCTCAGGCTGCATTTATGCCTTCCCGTTCGCCTGCTGTTTCTAAGGGTGGTAACTTCGGTACTGCTGATACTACGTCTGACTTGAGCACTGGATTTGATTTGCCAGCTAACGCTGCTTTCAACTTCCTTGGTGAAGCAACTGGTACGTCACAACAACGTGCTGACGCTGCTCTCAAGCTTCTTCAGTACATCGAAGATTACATGGTTCGCTTGCAAGAAATCGACGGTCCTACCGCCGGTGTCTACGTTGCAGTGACCCCGCAAGCTTTCCAAGACATCCGTGCTCTTGGTATTGCTCGCTCTACTGATAGCAGTGCTATTCAGGGTATTAACAGCATGCAACCCATGTTCGGTGGTGTCGCTGAAGCCGGTGGCTTAGGTGCTCCATTCACCGTTGGCATGAACGCTCTTGCTGACACGTTGACCTACATGGGTGCTACCATCGTTAAGACCAACCACTTGCTGAAGCAAACGGTTGAGCTTGATGGTACTGACTACACGGTGGCTGCTACGTCTACCGCTGGTCAGATCGACACCGAATTGGGCAACATTATTGCTGACCCAAGCGGTGCTACCGCGTTTACTCAGTCGGATACCGAAGCTGACAAGATCACCGATCTTGGCGATGCTAAGTATAACTTCGACTGGTTGCGGTTCTCAACGGCTGGTACGCTCTCGGGCGGTGCTGGTTTCAGTGCTATGTTCCCCGTCAAGGCTTTGATCTGGCAGAAGGACTCTGTTGCTTCGCTCAGCATGCAAGGCATGAAGGTGGACACCATCCGTGATGTTCGTCGTAACTCACAATTCACCGTGGCTTCGGTCATGCGTGGCGGTGGCGTTCTGCGCCCCGAACTCTGTGCTGCTATCTGCGGCGTGGATAAAGTCTAATTTTTAATTAGCACCTCAGGCCCGAGGGGAGAAATCCCCTTGGGCTCTTTTTTCCATAACAGAAGGAGACATAATTATGAACCCATTAAAGAAAAAATCAAAAGGTCTTGGAGACACTGTAGAGAAAGTTGCATACATTGCTTCTTTAGGTAGATTAACATCTAATACTAAAAAGGATTGCGGGTGTAAGAAGCGTAAAGACGCTCTGAACAACCGTGCTAAGTATAAAGGAAACTAACCATGGGAATGTATTCTAAACTAGATGCTATCAATCATATGTTGCTTATGTCTGGAGAACATATTGCGAATCATTTGGAGGATGATTCTGGAGTAGATACAAGCGTGGCTGAGCATATCCTTGATGAGACAATCATTGGACACGTTATGCGTGGACTAGTAAACAATTGCTACTATAAGAAGTATGTTCCAGATACCAATGGTTACATTTACCTACCCTCTAATACAGCTCACGCTGAGATTGCTGAAGATATTTGGAGTTCTGAAGAAGAGCAATACATTATTGCAAGTTACAAAGGTAACCCACCATATCTTTATAATGTAACAGAGAACTCTGCTGACTGGTCTGGTAAGGGCGGCACTGATGGTGTTAAGATTAAGTTGATTATTAATTTAGATTGGGAAGATATTGAAACTCCTATGCAACGTGGTATTATGTCTTCGTCTGCTAGAGATTATCAAATGATTACCCAAGGAGATCAACAGGTTGACAGGTATTTAGCACAAAGAGAGTTGCTCTATACGTCTAAGGGACGGGGAGCTGATGTACATCACAAACGACGTAACTTCTTGCGAAGCGATGGCGGCACTCTTGCTGCTTCTACTCGCAACTATAGCTGGCGTAACCCTGCCAGAAGGTACGGTAGATAATGCCAACAAGAAGAATACCTATTCAATCTCTTAATGGTGGAGTTTCTAGAAGAGAATCTTCAAAGCGATTACCACAAGAAGTACAAAACGCAGACAATGTTGTTTTAACTGTGGAGAGATCAGCTGAAAAAAGACCGCCACTTACTCATATCAAAACCGGAGTAGAAGGTGACTATCTTAATATACCTAATGTATTAGGAAGCACTCCCCCAGAAGATTCAGGTATTACTGATCCCCAAGAATATTACAATACAGATAATCTTTACTTTCATTGGATTGATGTCGATGGTACAAATAGATATTGTGTTGTGATTAATAGAGCTGTAGAAGAAACAAACAACATGGTTCGTGTGTTTAGGATTGAACCAACAGAATGGATTGAAGAAGAGTTTGACAGGTTATCTTTTGATAGAGGCATGAAAGAATATTTGTTGCATCATAATTTGCAAACAGATAGCAATGATAGTTTAGATGATATTATGGGTAGTATTAGTTATGGAGCAGGTGCTATCTTTTGGAACAAGAAAAAGAAACTAGACTTTCTTCCTGACAACTCTAATAAGTTAAAACAACTTGGATCAGTCGATGGTTTCTTAGAGCCTCACCCCGGATACATTCACTCTGGAGATAAGATTAACTACAAGGTTGCTGATATGTTCTTTGTAGATGAGAATGGCAATACGGCAAACGGTGGTGTAGGTCAGGACAGATTGCCGGGAGCTGACGAAGAAGATCTTGAGGCTGTGCCATATGAACCAAGTGAAGATGCTGATGGTTTGTATAGTAAATACATCTCAAGAGTTTCTAGTGTAGATGGTGGTGGTTATAAAAATGTTAGTGCAGATATTGAAAGAAGAGTTAACTCAGTTTCTTTAGAATCTTTTGAAGTCGGTCACTCTTTAGAAAACTTCTCAGACATTCCCTTGCCTCCTCCTGATGATGACACAGGTTCTCATGCAGGATGGAAAGCTATGGCAGCAGCTAAACACTTGTATCATAGAAGTGAAGCTGGCATTAACAATACAGAAGCTAATGGAGCAGAGAAAGCAGACGGTTCTATCGAGTTTGATGATGAAGACTTACCAACCGATGGTAATGTTATTGTGTTTGAAAATACAAAAGCAAATCCTACTTTATGGAAATTAAAGTTTGATCACTCAGCTGCACACAGCTCGTCTACCCTTAGTCAAGATTCTGATAATAGATATATTGTTGGACTAAGCGGTATTACTGATGGAGTATCAGGAAACGGAGATACTGTTGCTCAAAGATTTGCTGAGGTTGTTGATTTATTAGAACCATCTTTAAAAATTGACG